GTCTTATCGGTATGGAACAGAAGGGGCCAGAAGCCTTCGTGGTGATCCAATCGCAGAAGATCTTAATGCATTTAGTATTGGCGCACAAGCGCTTGGCTTTGCACCAGCGGACTACGTTCGACAACTTGAAATTAACGCCCAAGTTAAGGGTGTTGAGAAGAACATACTGCAGAAAAAGTCAAAGCTGCTACAACAGTACAACATCTCTAAACGTATGGGCGACTTTGAGGAAGCTGCAGAACATAAGCAGGAACTCTTAGAATTGAATAAAAAGCATCCAGCACTAGACATCAGCCAAGATACGTTTACACGTTCTGAAGCAGCATTTAAAGCGGCTACGAAGCGTACTGTTAAGGGTGTGCAGTTTAGTGAGAAGCTATATAAAGAAATGATGCAGAACGCATCTGAGTACGATAAATAAAAAAAACCCCCGCACGAAGCGGGGGCCAACGAGGGTTTCGTTCCGAGAACGATGCAACAGGAGAATAAGCGTTGCGGGTTAATTGTATTACACAATTCTCCAAAACCGCATACCTAATTTCCCAGCTTCAATTCTTTCGGCTGCTTGTATCTTAAAATCCCTATCATTTGCTAAAGTTTGCACTTGTTTATTTAACATTGCTAAGTTAATAGCTGGGATAAAAATTGACGATCCTACAACAAAATTATCCCAGTTCACGTTAATAACAACACCATCAGGACATATCTGCCCGTCCCGCATCACCTTCAAGTGCGGCTTTGTGCTCGGCTGCGGCGGCAATTTGTTCTTCTTTGGTTTCATCTAGGAACCCTTCACAGTTAATTAATAGCACGTCTACCGAAGGCAGATTCATATGAGTGCCTTTACCCATACGTTTCTTAGCTATCTTGGCTTTAGTGCGCCCACGTTTTAATGAATCTACAAACCCTTGGTAGTTAATCTGCTGCTTAGTACACCATTCTTTTAATGGTTTTGGGTAAAGATACATTAACCTAACGTCGTACTCATACCGTGCAATTAACGATATACGAGGGGTAGCATCAGGGATAACTAGGTGGTCTAGATCGTTCTTGTTTGTAGATGTACGCACATCCTCGGTGCTTCTGATACGTAAGACGTTGTTATAGTTCTCAGCAAGGTAATTAGTTAGGCTAGTTTCGGCATCAACATCCATAGATGATACTTGTTCTTGGATACCGCTTACAACCTCTTTAACCCATGCTACAACAGGCGCAAGCTCAAAGTTAAGCAGACCCGCACGTTTAGCCATCATCAAGCCCATAATGCCGTTTGTGACGATTACAGAGTGGAAACGATCTGCAGGGCTAAATCCACATGCTTTATCTAGCTTTAACTGGGTAGCCTTGTAGCTATCCTTTGTACCCTGTATGTCGTTCATAATGTACTGGAGATAAGGAATAGCTGCATGACCGTAGTTATTCAAGATGTTCTCACTAAGATCATCAGTATTAGACTTAACCAAATCTAGAATCGGCTTAGCACGTACTTCAAGGATACGCATAGCCTCACCCTTTGGCAGAGCTTTGTAGCTACTGATCTTCTCCATAATGCTGGTATTGCCTGTACTTACCCCGCTTTGTTTCCAAGGCTCTCCACGAGTTCTTTCTACGTTGGCACTACCGCTAAGCCGATTCCGTTGTGAACCCGAAGTGTATTGATATACAAAGTCGCTTAAGTCTTTGGCAGTAGAGTTGGTAACCTCATCCATCGGTAGCCACAAGTTGTTATAGAGTTCAGCACGGTTCATCTTAGAGTTGGTTGTGTCAGACTCTTTGAGGACTAGCTTGTTAGGGTCGCCCCAAATACTTGCACCAGCATATAGGGCAGTCGTCTTGCCGATTCCAGAGTCAGGGCTAAAGATATGCAGTAATGCACCGTTGACCGATGTGAACTTGGTAAAGATAGAGCCAAACGATAGACCGATAACAAATTGATGCATCTCCATTCCAGGGCGGTTATAGAACTCCATAGCTTCTTTCCATCTGTCTATGGAACCCTTGGGTACAAAGGCACTAAATAACTGTGCGGTAGATGAGGATGGTGGGTTATGGTCTACCCGATCTCCACGGATTTCTTTATCTCCTAGTACAAAGGCTTCGCATTTATCGTCAGTCCAACCGAATTGTCTCCGTGCTGTATCTGCTGCTGTGTTATGTTGCATGTGGTTAACCCATTGTGTTATGTATGACATGATCTCATCCATCTTAACTACGGCTACTCCATTAGACGACATGTACTTACGTAGTTCGTCTTTAGAAGTAACGGCAGAAAGTGGTATTGTGAATTCTCTTACCCCGTCTTTAGGTAGGTGTAATCTAACGACTACCGCCTCTCCCACATCCGAGTCTAGCAAACGACGTGTTACGTACACATCATTGTGGTAAATCTGTACCTCTATCTCATCATCCTGTTTAACTACCCGTTTAAAGATGCCACCGTTCTTACCACGAAAGTATGGGTCTGGGTATTTAGGAATAATGTATGTCTGTGTATGTCCTTGATTAATATTGAACGGACTATCTTCTACGATGTTATCTTCATCAGTAGCTTCTTGAACTTCTCGCCCCAAGACAATCGGTGACTTGATAACACCTTTATGGGTGCATCCATCGCAACCGCCGGGGTTATATTCTTCAAACTTAGCGCAGGTATAAGGACCACCTTTGATGCCACGCACCTTACGATCTGCAAACTCAGGGCTGTATTCAGGATGCTTCTCAGAAATCTTTTTAATGGCAATGTCTGCATCAATACAAAACTTAGCAATAGAAAGACCTGCTCTCCAAGGCGGTTCACCCATCGTAGCTTGATTCTCATACACCCATGCTAACTGAGGGCAACCTTCACCCTTGGCAGTTTTCATCATAATCGTCTTAAAACGATTGGTGTAGTTACCAAGGATTGCTTTGGTTACATCGTCGAGTTCGCCACGGGGTATATAAGAAGGTCTTTGTAAAACCACCTCACCCATAACGTCTTCTACGGTGCTTAACTCAATCGGTTCTTGTATAAGACCTAGTAATTTAACTTCTCTAGGCTCATCGTTCTTATAGTTAAAAGTTCCTGGGACACGTAGAATACGCACCGAGTCCGCCGTTACAACGGGATCGGCTTCAAGGTCATGTTGCTCACAGAGCTTCTTTAGTTTCTCTGCTATAGGTAACCATGTTTCACGTGAAACAGCTTTAGTTAATATCCAATAGGCATGTATACCCCCGCCTGAATTGACAAGCGTTGGCTTTGGCATAGCCGTGGTTTTACAAAACTCTTTTAATGCTACAAGTGCTTCTTGCTGGGTCTCATAGGGTTTTCCCTGACCACAGTCTAAATCTATAAATAAGGAACGTAACTGCTTAACATTAGCAGTCTTCCTTGACTTCCCATCTTCAAACGTAGCTAGAGCATAGTATGCTTCGTATCCTTCGTCTTTTAAATTATCTGCAACCTTTACTGCGTCTTCCAGCTTTTGGAAGAACTTTTGTATGGGAGGCTTACTTGTATCATTCTTAAGCCCCACAATGCAGTAGTATCCTTCGTCGCCAAGGACTTTCTGTAAAAATTCTAAGTTATTCATAGCCACCTTTTAGGGTGGGGTACTAACGCCTCATGTGAAGGAGAATCTTGCGATTCATACAGGCTATTTAAAGTCGCCGAGCCGACTTGCGCTTTCCCCCGTAAAACATTTAATTAAGCATCGTCCCATTCACCAACTAAGTCTTCTAACTTAGGTTCGTTGCCAACTGCGGCTTTTTTGGGTGCTGCTTTTTTAGGCTCTTCAACAGCCTCTACTTCTACTGGTGCAGCTAATGCTGGCTTTGCACTTGGCTTAACACCATCAGTTTGTGCAACCGTTAATGCTACTGCGGCTAATGCTTCAGGAGAGTCTTTGAGTTTTTGAATAACTGCATACTCTTCTTCTGTAACAGGGCGCAACGGTTTAAACACCAACTTAGGAGTAGGGCTTGCTGTGTCAAATCGCATCTCAGTAACAACACCAGTAATGGGTGTACCGTGATTCTTCAAATGACGAGCATATGCTTGTAAAGGGAGCTTACCTTTTTCACCATCACCAAACACGGATGTCGGTGGCAGTACTAATTGATAAACTTCTTCTTTGTCTACCTCACTGTCCAGTACGACGGCTAGACGTTGTTGGTAGCGGCAAGCACGGCTCTCTCCTTGGCCTGAACCTTTGATGTTTTTTGGGCAAGTTAAGCAGGTGGCTGACTGCGGAGTCTTAACCTTTTCATCAGGGCGTTGGCTGTCGGAAGACCAGCAAGTTGGGGACACAGTTTCACCTTCTACATAACTACCTGAGTAGTAAATACGGGAAACTTTTGAAGCAGCTTTTACGATTACCACGTTCATAGAACGTTCTTCAGATACTCGGTATTCTTTACCGCCAATAAATTCACGGAATACGCCGCCTTTAATTGAGATACGACGTGCACCTAAACCACCACCGTCGCTTGTACCAGCTAAAGCGTTAGTTGCATCGTCTGCACCTTGTAAGTATGCAGGTAAACCACCTTTAAATAGAGTCATTTCGCTCATTATTATTCTCCTTAAATTAGAAACAATTTGTATTACATACGCCGTTGTAACAGCAGGTTGTACAGGTTACCATACGACCGTTGTATGTCACGGTAGAAGTAGAACAGTTGGCATAAACCAACGTTGCTACCATCGAAAGCCAAATACCTACTATGATTTTTTTCATTTAATTCTCCTAAATGTCATCGTCGGGGTTAAAGTTAAACGACAGTTGTGCTGCATTGGGGTCGGCAGTAACTGTCAAACTACCATCCTTTTCTTCTCGTACTAATGTGCCGCCGCTTAGTTTCTTCAAAGCCGCATCCACTTCACCTAGTTTAAAACGGTATACACCGCCAACCTTTAATGAAGGAATAAGGTCTTGTCGAAGCCACGCACGTACAGTTGATACCGATACAGCAAAGTGCTTTGCCACATCTTCTATTGCAACGTATGATTCTTCCATTATTTACTTCTCCTTACTGTTACTGAATATTCCATGTTTGCGTTGAGTCCTGGGGGTAATAGGTCAGGGTTCTCTTCTAAAAATGCCTTCATATTGGATTGGTTAATAGACTTCACCAGTAGTTCAGGCACACCATGTTCAAGAATAAACTTGTTCATGGATTCCCAATCGGATGTTGCGTACTTAGTTTTTACGGTACGGTATACAACACCAGCTTCGGTTCGTATGCTCTCAACACCAAGGTCTTCCATGTGGTGAATGATTGCTGATTTTATAGTGCTCATATCGGTTTCTAACTTACCGATCTTTTGCTCAAGCTCATGTGCAAGCTCAGCTTTCTTATCCCGCATTTTTACGTATACACGGGTTAACTTTTCTAAAGGGATGTTATCCCCTACAACTTTGTTGTCTGACATCATATTCTCCTGTTTGTGATGATAGCGGCACTTTTGTTTTCTCACTATCGGTGTTACTACTATACTACTCTAAACTATCTTAATCAAGTAAATTCTTGTAAAGCTCAACTAATTTTACATGATCTTCAATTTTGCTATCAAGCATTTTGTATAAATGCTTTTCAACGTTGCTTCCTTGCAACCTTACGATTGTAACTGGGTGTCTTTGTCCTGCACGATGCACACGAGCATTAGCTTGTGCGTAAGTTTCTAATGAGGATGTCGGACCCCACCACACCACCGTATCAGCCGCTGTGAGCGTTACACCATGTGCCGCCGCCTGTGGTTGTATTACTAAAATGCGTGGGTCAGGTGACTCTTGGAAGCGCTTAAATATATCTGTGCGGTTGTTAACACTTACATCGCCATTGATAATTTCTGTTGTAAATCCGTCACACTTTAATTTATCCGACAAGATACCAATCGTATGTTTGAATGGCACAAAGATTAAAACTTTTTGTTTTGTTTCATCAACTACTTCACGTAATACTTTATATCGGTTCTTAATATCGAACTCTAATGTCTCCCCACTATCGGAATAAACAGCACCACAAGATATTTGTAGGAGTTTGTTTAATCCAACTGCAGCATTTACCGCCGTAATCTGTTCACCAACTGCTGACACAACTAACTGTTTACGTAGCAACTCGTAGTATTTCTTCTGCATTGGAGTCAATTCGACTTCACGGGATACGTACGTCATATCAGGCAAATCCAAACACTCTTCTTTAGTAAAACGTATGGCTGGCTGGAGTGCTTGGTGTACCGTCTTGTCTGCATCGGGCTTGTTTACCCAACGGAACTGCGATACCTTATACATCACCATATCTTTAAAGGCTGAATAAAACCTTGGTACTCCTTGAGGGTTTACTAGCTTTGCCAACCCGTAAGCATCTACTGGGGATTGTGCGGCTGGTGTACCTGTCAGCATCCATAGCCATGTGTCAGGCTTGAGGATTCTATTTAGTGTCTTCCAGCGAGTGGTGGTGGGGTTCTTATATGCGTTGGCTTCGTCAATAACAATCAGATCAAACCCACCATTTGCTATTTCTTCCTGCACAATCTCTA